CGTTTTGCGTCTGAAACGATAACTTAGGGTATACTTTTGCCAACTCATCGACAGTGAGTTGGTGCATCCGTTCGCCGTAGGTCTGACCTGCGACGAACTCGAAGCTGCCAAATTTGTCGGTGCCTTTGCCTTGGGAGATGATGGTCAGCCCGGGGTCCAGCATCTGCCAAGTGCCGCCGAAGAGTGTTCCCGGGTCGGTCGCTTTATCGCTGATATAGTAGCTTCCGACGGGATGAGCGGCCAGGATGGCGTCTTTCTTTGCCTGCGTGATGGTGTCGGTGATGAGCTTCTTAAGGGCTGCGATGTCGATATCCTGGCCGTTGATATCCGCGGCGGCCCGGACGCCGTTCCCGGACGTCTGGGCGTCGTGGAGTGCTTCGAGGTTGTTGTTGAGGTAGTCTAAGATGCCGGTGTTGTCGGTATTGACCAAGGGGGACGTACGTCCGTAAGTCCCCGCCTGGATGATGTTATTGTTGGCGTCCCGGAGCTCCGGGACCTGATAAGCTTGCTTCTTCATCATTTCGCCTCCGTTTCCGTAGTGGAAGCCGTGGATGCGGCCTGCGTGTCTGCGTCAGTGGTATCATTGGTTGTCGTCGCATCGGCTGTGGTGGCTGCATCGGATTTAGCGGTATCGGCCGACGTGTCCGTCTTTGCCGTGGTTGTAGTGTTACCCGCTGTGACGGAGCCGGTGACGGGGTCTACCGTTGTTGAGATTTGGGCGTTTTTCTTTGTGATGGTCATGACGACTGCATCCCCATAATCAAAATCTGTATCAGTATCGGCATTTAAATTAATCATGTTTCCGACATCATCGATAAGCGTGTACGTCGTACGGGATGCAGCTCCCTGGGGATATGTGACCTTACCGTTTACCTTAAATTCTTTTTTCATATTGATTTCCTCCTATAAAATTTGATACGTCAACTCGACTAAAAGTAGGCGAAAAATAATAAGTATCTGTTAAATACTTTAACATCTATTCCTCCTTTAGTTCGTATATAGATTCAAAGGCTTCTTTCGGCATTGTACTTTCTACATATTCATCGTTCGTTTTATAGCGGAATATATAGTCTCCAGAATCATTTCGATATGCTTCTACCTCAAATGGCTTTTGAACATACTTTTTATATTCCATAATTACCTCCTACGATACAGAATAGGGAACCGTATTCGGGTCAATAGCAATAAACCCTGCTGTCCCATGGCAAACAGTAACATCTGAGTCTAAATTAGTACGGTATGACGTCAGTTTCCCATACGAAACGCTATAACACTCTCCGTAAAAGGAAAATGTAACCGTTACAGTTGAAACGTTTGAAACGGCCATGTCAAATGTAAAGCCAGCGGTAGCTCTATAGAATCCATTGTTGTCTACTAATATAAAATCCGTCCCATTTCCCCCATCAAGGTAATTAGTATGTCCTTGCCTCTCTCCCGTATTCGTTGAAATAGTAATAGATACTTTATCGGCAGCATCCCACCCAATGGTATCATCGTAGCTACTATAATAGTGGACACGACAAGCCGCAACTTCCCCAGTAATCCAAATATGAGTGGCTGTGGTTGGTATATTGATATTATAGCTATAATTCTCTGTATGATAGGAGGCAGGAGCATTTTTGTAAACGGGGATATCTCCGGCATCCTTTGCCCCAGTACAAGTCCATGAAAGGGGGAAGGATGCGCCACTGCCAGCTTTTAAAATTGACTTACAAACTGCCGTAAACCCCTCTTTCGACACGTTAATAGCTTCTACATCTTGATACATATTGACATTAGTATACCCAACGGCCGAAGTTTGTAGCCTTATAGGGAATAAAAAAACGGCCGGGGTAACATCCCACGAATTGGCAAACTTGACAGTTTGACCATCATTCACGGTTCCTGTGCAAAATCTCCCAATACCCGCAAACGCATGACCATTGCTGTCAATAAAGGACATGCCCCTTTGATCAAATTGGACAGAGCCACCGATTGTTTCTTTAACTGTCATACCATTTTCATCCAAGGTAACAGCTCCGCCTTGGATTTTCAACGTATCTGTTAAACTGATAGTTTCAGCAGCCAAATTATCAGCCGTTACAGCTCCGGCAGCTATCCGGTCAGTCGTGATAGCCCCGGCTTCGATTTTATCCGTCGTCACCGAGTTGGAGGCCAGCTCGTTAGCGGTAACACTATTCGCGGAGAGTTTAGCTGTACTGATAGCTCCGTCTGCAATCTTAGTGCCTACGACTTGAGAATCCCCTATGTAAGAAGAGACGATAACCTCGTTGTCGAATACGGTATCCCCGGTAATGTGTATCTTGCTACCGTTTATCGAAATACCTTCTTCAGACAGGTTGATTTGCTGGATAAGTTCGCCGGTTTTTACTCTCATAGCAATATCATTCTGGTTCTGAACAATAGCTGTGTAGTTACTATCTACCTTGGTTTTCGTATCTGATAAATCCTCTTTAGTAGCAGAAAGGTCTGTGACTACCGAAGAAATGCTATTTGCATTTTGCGTGATTTGAGAAACGAAGGAAGTATTCTTAGCGTCCTGAGCTGTTTTGTTGCTCTGTACTGTCGACGACAAGCTGGTAGCGTCCTGCTTAATCTGGCTGATTTGGGTATCCACCGACGAGTTGACCTCGTCCTGAGCTGTTTTGTTGCTCTGCACCGTCGACGACAAGCTGGTAGCGTCCTGCTTAATCTGGCTGATTTGGGTATCCACCGACGAGTTGACCTCGTCCTGGGACGCTTTCACGGTCGCGAAAGTCGAGGACAGCTCCGTTTCGGATTTGTTCAAATCGCTGATAGACTTATAGACACTGCTTCCCGGGTCCAGATTCAAGTTATTGACGATGCCGTTCACTTCGCTGTCGAGCGATGTGATGCGCGGAATCGCCAGGTTGGCGTTATTGACAGCCGTCTTGATGTCCTGGTCGACGTTTTTCAGTGCTACGGCGTTATCGGCCAGGAACTGCTGGTCGACCTTGTCCGTGACGTAGACGTGGAGCGTGATGCTCTTTTCGCCTTCGCCGAAGAGGTCATAGTAGGCGGCGGCCACATCGTAAATCCCGGCCGTCTTCACGGCATGGTTAATAGTCGTGTTCTTGGTCTTTTCCAGCTGGTCGTTGATGTAGTAATCGACGCCCAGACACCCGGCGGGGATGGCCCCAACCTGAAGACGCAAGTTGCCGATGCCGGCCTGCGCGTCGATAGTTGGCGCAGCTGGCATATTTTTGTTGTACTGGAGCACGGCCGGGCGGCTGTACTTGTGGTCCATACTGCACGCAAAGACACAGACCGTGCCCGTACGGCTCTTGAGAGGAATTGTCGTGCTGAGCCGGTTCGTGCGGGCCAGAAGGCCTGCGTCGTCGGCGCCGGCATTCGTATCGGTACGGATTTCGTAGTATTTGATGTCGCAGTTCGTAACAGAGTCCCAGCTGATATGCGAGGCCTCGTCGAAAACTAGGCTGACGTTGTCAGGCGTATTCGGTATGAGCTTCTTCGGCTCGACATAGATTTCCGTGTAAGGCGCACTGTCGGCGTCGGTGTACAAGCCCAATTCGTCGGCCGTGCATACAGCGATTTTGTAGTATTCGCCAGCTATCGCAGGCGAGATGGTCAGCTGGTTCGTCCCGGTCCCGGCAAAGGTCCAGTCGGAAGAATACCCCGTCTTCTCAGCGGCCACACCGTCTTTAAGGACCGCGTTCTGAGCCTGCGTACCCGTACGCTTGTAGTAGACCTGCCCAGTCAGCTTATCCGGCTTCCAGTTTATCGTAATAGAGTAGTGAGGCGTCCCATCGGACAGGAACGCATACTTTTCGATAGCGGTCAGGTCCGTCGGCGTCACAGCAGGCTCTACGTGGCCGGTACACTGCACGGTCGCGGCCACGGGCTTCGACTCGATGCCGTCAAGGACGGAGCATACCTTTACATGATACGTGAGCGGCGGCGTGACGTTCTCGATAGTCGCGCAGGTGCCGAACACGGTGTTGACGCGGGTCCAGTTCTCGCCATCCCAGGAGTAGTAGACGTGGAAGTCATCGTACTTCGCGTTCTTCGGCACGTCCCAGGACGCATAAATGCGGCTGGTCTTGACGCCGGCGTAATTCTTATAGACCTGTTCGACGAGGGCCAAGTTCGTCGGCACCATCAGTTGAGGCGGCGTCGCGTAATCGATTTTTGGGTATTTCGAGTAATCGAGCTCAAAGACGGCGTCGTCGTACTCGACAGCCGTGATACTTACCTTTTGGTCGCCGTCGCGCTCGATCTTCGTGATGCGGAAAGGCTTCGCAGCCTTATCCTTGAGGCCCAGTACATAATTGTCGAGGGCGGCCGGGACGGCGTCGCCGTCAAAAGCTGCCGTGACGGTAATCGTATCGGTCGTCGTGTCCGCCGTAAAAGCCGTCACTTCGCGGCTGATCAGCGCGTCGTTCGTCGACAGCTGGAACATGACGGTGTACGCCTCTCCCTTGGTAAAGGTGACAGTCTTGTCGAGCTTGACCGTCGTGCCGGACACCAACACGATGCGGCCACTGGCCACGCCGATACGCGGCACCTGGGAGTTGACGCCGATGAGGTCGCCGTACTCGCAGACAAAAGCGTTGACGTCGGCCGAGAACTGGATGGTCTGTAGCTGCCGTTCGTTGGTGGCCAGGGCGTAGACAGCTTCGCGGTACGCCTGTGTCCGGCTGGAAACGCCGAACAAGGACAGCTGCGCTGTATTATCCTGGCCATTCGCTTCGGACGAGGCATAGGCGTCGGAGCGGATGAAAAACTCCGTATTCTTGAAGTCGTTCTGCGTGTCGTTGTACGTGACCTGCAAGCTGTGGGCCCGGTCCTCGGTCGCGGAGAACTCGCCTTTTACCGAGGAGATGATCGTCCGTCCTTCGCCGAAGACCTGGTGGATGACACCGGGCTTATCGACGACGACGCCGAGCTGGAGACCATGGCGCACCAGGGTCGCATGAGCGACAGCCAGGGCCTTGTTCGCGGCTTCGTACCGGCGCAGGGACGTGTCATAGTACGCGTCGAAGCGGAAGCGGGGCTCTGTCGAGCCGTCAGCGTTCTTCACATCCTCGTCAGCATAGTCCGCCGCGGCCTGCCACTGGTCCCAGTATTGCGTAAAGCGTTCCTTCGGGCAGCCATCGACATGATACTCTTCGGTCTGCGTGTTGACGTTAAAGAGCTTCCGGCAGTGATGCAGGATGTCGTACGCGGCCCACACCGGGTTGCGCAGGTCCACTTGTTCGTAAGCCTGCGTTTCCGGGTTCCAGACGTAGCCGATAGTGCGGCGCTGGCGCCAGTTGATGTCCGGCACGCCGCCGTTGAGCTGGTTCGTGGCTTTGATGCGCAGGGCCACGAGGACCTTGTTCGGACGGCTGTAGGCGCTGTCGTCGGCAAAGGACGACAGCGTGTTCCATTGCATGAAAGAGCAGTCCCGGGACGTGTGAGGCAGACTGAGGGCTGTGACACGCACATCGTAGCGGGCCGGCTCCAGGCCTTTGATAGCGTATGACCGCCGTACGCCGCTGTTCGTCGCCTTCGTGACGTAGTAGTCGCATTTCTGGACGTAGATCTGTACCCCATCCAGGCTGAATCCATCATGGGGGCTGAACAAGTGTTCGCGAGTAAATGCGATGTAGCCGTTATCATAGCGGTCACCCTTGTGCAACGCTGGCAGGTCGAAGACTTCAGAGCGCTTATTGCTCCGGATGACCCACTTCCAGGTAGTCTCGGTACGATAGTGATTACGCACTTTCACACGCGTCGTAGTGTCCTGCAGGCCAATGGTCCACACTTCATTGCGGTCCGCTTTTGCGCCGGCGGTTACATTACTGATGAGGCTGGACGATGAATGCGCTTCGTACATATTGCCGCCGCGCCAGTCCGACGTCCCGGTCTTCCGATACTCGATGCGGAACTTTGCAGTGCAGCCTTCATAGTTCCCGTCGTCGTTCATGTGATACAGCCCGGACGGCCAGGACACGGTCACATCGATGCGGTTGCAGTTCTCCATATCCGTCGAGCGCACGACCGGCTTATTCTCAGCCAGGGTCATGTCGACGTACTGGTCGGCGACGGTGCTGCCGAAAAACGGTATCGGGGACTGGTTGTTCGTCCCTTTACGTGTTTCAATCTGCACGTCGCTGAAGTTCTCGATGGGCGTGTGCCCGATGCGGATGTCATCGATGCTTTCGACCGGCCCGTAGCCACCACTGTACAAAACGTTTAAGTACTGGTTGTTCTTGTCCTGGTCATCGCTGTTCGTCGTCTCGACGTGATACATAAGGAGCTGCGGCGCAGGGATACATTCACCAAACGTCTCGCCGATGACGCCGCCTTCCTGGGTCTGTACGTTCGGCAGCTCCCAGCCATAAGTCGGGGAGCTCTGGTCGTCAACGCCGCGAGATGCCGCCTGGTTGAGGTGGAAAATACTGTTGATGATTTTCCCGCCAAGGATCATGACAGCGCCGGACGCCAGCGCACGCAAAGCCAGGGACGACCAGCCGACAAACATGGCCGGCGCTGCGATCATGAGGCCGACCATAAGGACGGTGCCCAAAATCTTTTTGAAGCCACCACCCGCTACGTGCGGCAGGATGAGGAGCTGCATACCGTCTTTGACGTAGAATGTCTTCGGGTCACGGACCCACATACCGCAAACATAAGCGTCCTTATCGCGCATGTCGACATAGCCTACCAGCGTCATGCCGGCGATATAATCTTTAGACTGGACCTCCGTCTTTGGATGGTCGTCAAATATATTTTTTACTAAAATGATGTCAATCATGTCTTATCTCCCACCCAATCATAAAAGCCCACAATCCGTGGCAGCCAGCGCCGTACCCGGTCGACGACGACCGATGTGTGGTACGCATGGATAAACTCCCCATAGCCGATATAGACGCCGCAATGGTTCGCCCAGCCCTCATCGGCTAGGCGGATGACGACAAGGCAGCCTTCTTCCGGCTGGTCCAGACGGCGCCACGGCGAATGGTCGCGCTGCCAGACGAATTTCTGGCCAATGAGATTGGCGTCCCGGGGGTCGAACAGGTTATCCGGCAGCTTGATGCCGCGGCGGCGGTACAGCTCCAGCGCCAGTCCCCAGCAGTCCAGGCCCTTTTGCGGGTCCCGGCCGTAATCGACGTAAGGGATACCGATAAGGTCATCATACTTAAGCATAGTTGCCCACCATCCCCTGTTCGCCACCAAACCGCGACGGGATGCGGCACTCAGCGCGCGTGTTGTTGCAGGCACTGGCCGTCCCGGTGTACCCGCAACGGATATCTTTGAACTGGAACGGGCAGTAGTTACTCATGTAACAGTGCAGCGGGAACTTAAAATTGAGCTCCGGCGAGCAGCCGAGCTTGAAGGTGATCCACGACTCATCGTAACTGACAGAGTTGACCGAGAACTCGATAGTCATCAGGGCCTCCGTGCGGGTCAGCAGATTTTCATGTACCAGGTACATCGTGACTTTGGCGTCGGCCAGCCCGTTGTACTGCTGGAGATATGACTGGATGAGGCCACCGCAGTTGCTTACCGTGAGGTCGACCGTCGGGATGGTCTGCCCATCTGTCGTCATCTGCGAGAAATTGAACGGGAAACGAACAAATGTTTTTCCGTTCCATTCTACATCTTCCGTATTCCGGGCTAGATAAATCGGCTCGGTTAATTTGGCATGCTCGATTTTAAGCAGCACCAGAAAAGGTGCATCGGATGCCAGTTTATTCTTTTCTAGGATAGCGGCCGCTTCCCAAACAAGCATGGCTTACACCTCCTCAAATTGCGCGGTCACGGTCCAGCCGACAGGCTGGTAATACTGGAAACTGAGGTCCACCGCGAACCGCACGGCATGCGTTTCTTTCAATGAGTAGTCGGTGAAGGTGAACATATCGAACGTACCGACGCTCCGGAAGAAATCCCGGAAGACCTTCATCTGTTCGTCGGTCAGGCATGTCCAGGTATAGGATATCGTCTCTTTGACCCGCGTATTCCGCGGCCGGGTCTGTTTGTACCCGCCGTCGACCTCCGTCGTGATGGTGCTGGCCGCCAACGTGATCAAATCAGTATCACCGGAGTTCGAGGCCGCTGTGGTCATCGGCGCCGGCAGCTTATCAGCGGGAAAAACTTTCGTGCTCATTTATCTCACCCCCAAAGCAGCTTTTAGGTTCGTTGCCGAGCCGTCGACGTTGTTGTTGACGTCCTCGACGACAGCGTTCAGGATCCACCTGCGCATCGAGCTGTCATAATGGCTGTCCTTGACGCTGACCTGGCTGCTGCTGTTATTGATGATATTGACGACGGGTGCGCTGCCGCCGTTATTGTTGCCGCGGGCGTTGACGATGCCCTGGGCCATCCTGGCATACGTGTCATCGTTGAGCGGGAAAACGCCTTCTTCGTCCGGCCCTTCGCCCAGCAAGCCCAGCGTCGGGGCGGTGACGCGACCGCCGCTGGCAAATGCCGGCACCGAGAAGGACGGCAGGCCTTTGCCAGAGTACCAACTACCATAACCGCTCGCGTAATTCCAGCCAGCTCCGAAAGCACCGGCTGTCGGCTGAGCGATACCCAGGAAGCCGCCCAGGAGGCCCATCGTGATCTTCGCGGCGGCCCACTGTGCGGCAATCTTGACGATGGTGTCGAGGATGACCTTGCCCATGTTCTGCGCTAATTTACCGACGTTCGAGATATTGTTCCCCAGGTCGGAAAAGACACTCGACAGGCCGGACGAGATAGACGATGCCGCTTCTTCGGCGATACCGTATGTCGAGATGCTGGCAGCCCGCCACTGTGAGTAGAAGAGCTGCATGGCCTTGCTCTTTTCATCCCACTTGATGTCATCGAGCCCCTGCTTGGAGTACACGAGCTTACTGAGCCGGGAAACATCCAGATCCGAGATAGCATCCTTGACGGAGTTGTCGAATTCCTGACGACGTTCTTCTTCCCGTTTCTTCGTAAGTTCCAGATATCGCGCAGTATACCACTCGTTGACCTCGGCCATCGCCTCAACGTCGTTCTTATGCGTCGCGACATTCTTGAAACGGGCTTCCTTTTCCTTCTGGAGCGTATCCAGATTCTTCTTGAGTTCTGCGTCGTAGAGCGCGGTGTAGTCGCCCTTCATCTGGGCGTTGACTTTCGCTGTATCATCGCGCAGCTGTTGTTCGGCCTGGAGCCGCTTTTCGTTCAGCTGCTTGACCTGTTCCAGCTTATACTCTTCTAAGAGCTTCTTCGCTTCCGACGTGTCCACGCCGCCGACATTATCGATGGCCCGGATTTTCTGGTACTTCTGCGCGTAGGACTTCATGAGGCCGAGCATGTCCTTTTCGTAGTCCGTGCCGGTCTGCGTCTCTACGTCGCCGCGAAGCTCGTTGAGGATAGCGGCATAGTCCTGCTTCGCCTTCTCCAGTCTTTTTGCCGCTTCAGCAGCTGCCTGGTTAACGGCCGTCTTGCCCACGAGGCTGCTCTTGACGGTCATCCCACCCGTAGCTTCTGCCAGCGAGCCGTAGCCCCGGATGCCGCCGAAAGTATTGCTAAATTCATCAAGTGATAAGTCATGGACGCCGGCGCTGGACTGACGGCTGCGGACCATGCCGTTACCGATGTAGATGCCGACGTGACCCGCCGTGTCGACGAGGTCACCGACCTGTAAGGCGCCGCGGACGGCATCCAGATTCCCTGCGTGGTATGCTCCCAGGGATTTAAATGATGAGTCGTTGACGATGCCGTCGCCGAATGGATCCGCCATGCCTAACTGGTCAAATACGTCCTTATAAATCTGATGAAGGAAATCGTCGCACCAGCCCTTTTTATCGTTTCCGAGATGACCTCGCCACGGCTGCCCGTCCCAATAGTCATTGATGGCATGATAAGCAGCCAGTTCGCCGACAGGAACGTCGTATTCGACCGGCTGAGACGCCGCTGTACTGCCGTTATTCGGCACCTGCTTCGACGTCATGGCATTCATGTTGCTCAACACGGAGTTAACGTAACCAATGTTAGAGTCCGTCGCGTGGCCGGCGTTGTACGCCGAAATGGTCTGATTCAGGTCGCCGTACTGTTGATACAAATCGGCTAAGTAGCCGCCGACAGCCATGATGTTCTGGTTGTAGTCGGAACCGGCGCCATAGCCCTGACCGCCGGCGTACCGGTTGGCGATGTCCTGGGAAATCTGACCTAAGCCATAGTGCGCGCCGTCCGAAGACCAGGCCGTGGCGTTGCCATGGCTTTCTGTTTTGATGATCGCCGCGATGAGTTCAGGTGATACGCCCCAGTAGCCGCCAGCGTATTCGATTTCATTCGCGTACGGGGCGAGTTCCGGGTCATTTTCAAAAGAGTATACCGTCTTCATCGGTGTCGCGGCCTTTTCCGCGACGGCCGACGAAGAACCACCGGAAGAGGAACCGCCTCCGCCACCGCCGCCTCCATCGTCGCCGCCACTAAAGTCAAAGGACGGCATGTCATAGTCGACGTTCCCGGCGGCCGCGTTTGCATCGGCCATGGCCTTTTCGGCCTGCTCCTTCATGTAATCAGCTCCGCCACCAGCCTTGACCCAGTTATCCCAAGCCTTAGCATATTCCGGCGTGCCTGGTTCGATGAGTACTTCATCGGCACCGCCATTGGCACGTTCTCCCTGGCCGGTCGGATCAGCTGCAATATCGGAATCATCGTCGTTCGGAACCTGCTTGAAGAATTGGCCGTTGCGGACGGTGATCTGATACCCATCGTCGCCGGTCCACGTATTACTTTTCGCGGCTTCGTATTTTGCGTTGAAATACTTGAAAGCGCAGTAAGCGGCATAAAGAGCCGCCGCTGCAACACCCATCCATCCGCCGGCCATCATGGACAGCGCTGACGTGACCTTTCCGATAGCGCCTAGGCCCTGGCCAGCTGCTTTTACGGTTCTAGCCCCGGTCTGCATAGCAGCATTACCGGCCACGACGTGACCCTTTGCGACGTCCTTGGTCTTGCTTTCGGTCTTCGCCAGGCCACCCTGAGCAGCGGTGTTGGCGGCAACGCTCTTAGCCCCGGTATTGGTCGCTTCGACGCCGGTAGCGATTTCCGACGCTTTTTCGCGTTCATTGGCCGCGATGGTTTCTTCGGTCGAGGCGATTTTTGTGGCATTGGCTTCCTGTTTAGTGACGGCCCCTTCTTCTGCTGCAGCGCCGGTCGCTATTTCGGAGTCTGCGACTTCCCCATTGGCCACGATGACCTCTTCGTTCGCGGTGATTTTTGCGGCATTGGCTTCCTGCTTCACGACAGCCGCTTCCTGGGCCGCCGTACCGGTAGCTGCTTCAGACTCAGCTACCTGCGCGTTGCTTTCGGTCATGCGCGCGTTAGCTTCCTGCACGCCTGTCGCCGCTTCCTGCGCGGCCAGGTTGATTTGCTGATAGGCCGCCGTCATCCGGCTCCGGATCTGCTCAGCCGCGGCCGCCGCTTCTTCCCCGATCTGCGTAAATTTTTCGGCCAAGAACTTCTGCGTCTCTTCAGCCGACATGTTTTCCTGTTCGGCCGTCTTAATGGCTTCCTTGCGCCGCTTCTGGTACATCCGGTCGGAGTCTGCAATAGACTTTTGGATATAGCGTTCCTGTTTTTTGGTCAGCTGGTCGAGCTGCTTTTCGTCCTGCGCCGTCGAGCCGTTTTTCTGGCCTGCGCCCAGGACGTTGCGGGCCGTATCGTACATATTCTTGCCGGCGGTTACAGCTTTACTGGCCATCTGCAAGGATTTGTAAATGGCCAGTAGTTTCGTACCCTCGACGATGACCGTGCTGATTTCGTTTTTATTCTGGGCGACAATCGTGGCTACTTTAGCGAGCCCCGCCTGCACGCTCGGCAGGATCTGCGATACCAAAGGCGCCAGCGCAGACCCGGCGACGACACCGAGCTTGCTGAACTGCATGCTGACTTCCTGCATGTCCATATAAGCTTTGTGCATCTCTTCCGGGTTCAGTCCGACGCCTTTGATTTTAGATGCCCGTTCCGCTGCTTCCGTATAATTGTCCAGGGTCTTCGTAAGGGCCAGGCCACGGACGCCGAGAGTGTTCATCAGGAATTCCTGACCCTGACCGGCGGCCTTCGCCTTTTCATAGCCCTTAGCCAGTTCGCCAAGCTGTTCATTTAGCGGCTTCAAGCGGCCCGACGAGTCGGTCATCGAGATGCCGAGCTGCTGCATGATGCTGCGGGCCTTATCGCCGGCGGATCCCGACGACGAAAGGGTCTTGTCGAAGCGCATCATAGCCGCAGCCGCGGTATCGACGTCGCCGCCGGTCAGCTTCATGACAGCGTTTAACTGGCCCGCTTGAGCGGCGGACATGTTGTAGCGCTGTCCCAGCTGGTAAACGGCTTCGCCGGCATTGACTGCGCTTTGGACGACGGCGTTCAGGCCGAAGCCACCAGCGGCGATGCCGGCCAGTTTCGTGAGATTCCCGGCCAGACCGCTGATTTTCCCGGCCACTTCGTCTACGCTGCCCGAAAATTCTTTCACCGGGCTCACACTAAAGGTCTGGTTCAGCGCCTCTTTCGATTTATTCAGCTCCTGGGACAGACCCGTACTGTCCGCCCCGATTTTGATCATAAGGTCCGCTAAGGTGGCCAACGTCTACCCCTCCTCTTTCGGCATCATCGATGGAAGCCCGACGGCTTTCAGAAATTCTTCGCGCTCCAGGCGCGGATCCGGCTTGTCCTCTGGATGCAGTCCATAGTAGATGGAGTCAGGCTGGACAACCTGGCTGGTCATACAGCTCATGATGCAGGCCGTGAAATAGGACTGCTTACGTTCCTGCTCTTTCTTGCGGAGCAGATAGCCCTCTACCATCTTGTTAAACTCGTGGATCTGCAAGTTCTCGAACTCGACCGGTTTAAGTGCCAGCGGCCCGTAGGCCACCGGCTCAGCGTTCTTTATCCATTCTTGCGCGGAGCCGACGACGACGCTGCCTTTTTCTTCGTCTCCGTCTTGACGTTTTTTCCCGGTACCCTCACGCGGGTGTAGAGCCCGGTCTGCAAGATGGCGCCGATAAAGTTGGCCGTCATGTCGTCGATGCTGTTCCCGTCATCGCAATAGGCCTGCAAAAGGTCATAGACCTGGTCGTCGTTGCGCTTACCGTGCAGTTTATCGTGGATGCCCCAGCGGAGCATGGATACCAGTACGTCGAGGTTGCAGCTGGCTACCAGCTGGCCGACACCGTCGCCCATGATGGACAAGATGGACCGGCCGACTTCGCGTTCAATGTGGCGCAGGTCGCCGATAGTAAGATATAAGCTGTACTGGGTTCCGCTGATGGTAATATCAATCGCCTCTTTCAAAATGCATCACTCCTTATGAGTAAAAAGGGCGTCGCGTTTCACGACACCCACCAATGTTTCCTACGCAGAAATAGTCACGTTCACAGCAACTTTTAAATCAGCCGTCAGCATGACATCGAGCGTACAGCTCGTGGTCAGCTTCTGCAAATATTCCTTCTTGATGGTAAGGACGCCTTCGGCATACGAGTAGTCGACTTCCTGCGTCAGCGGGACGTTGTCGCAAGTAATGCTGCGGACAAAAGCGTCGACCGGCGTGACGTTGACCGTAGCGTCTTTGGCACTGGCCTTGGTAAAGGTGATCGTCGGCGATGCGATGGCCGGTGTACCGACTGACTTGATACCGCTGATAGCGCCCTTGCCCTCTAAGGTCATCTTGAGCGTCGATACCCCGTTGTAGCTGTGTTCTTCATCGAGGCTCGTAATGGCGGCCCAGCCGGTACGATACGAGCCATCGGGGTATTCCTGGCGGATGTAAATCGGCTTGCGGGCTTCGTAGCGGTTGTTGACGATTTCATAAGCGGCACTGTTCAGCACGTACAGACCTTCATACGAGATGGTCCAGGACAGCATGCCCGGCAGCTTTTCGCTGTAGTTGCCCGAGTCTTTCGACGTGGCGTCGATAGAGTCGGCTTTACGCTGCAAAGGCGTACTGCGCTGGCCGCCCAGGAGCAGCCAGTTCGTCGGGTTCTCCGTAAGGGCCACCAAGAGCAGCGTATCTTTACCGGCGACGGCTTTGACGTTATCGTCAGCCACCGGCAGGTTCTTAATTTGTTCTTCGGTTAAAGCCATTGTGTTCCTCCTAATCTATTTGTTCTACGAGATATTCGACCTGGATGACTCCATGATATGCCTTATCGCCATTCTCATAGAGTTCCCCGGTCGTCTGATAGAGCGATACCGTAGCGCCGCCGACCTGACGGAAGCCGTCTAAGGACAGCTGGTACTTGGTCAGCAGCGTGACAATATCGTTCATGATACCATTTACTTCGAGCTTACCTTTCTGGTCGCTCCAGATATGGAGCTGCTGCGATACCTGGTGCATCACGACCGTCTTATTTTCCTCGGCCGGAGCGCCATGGAATTCGCCGAGCCAGATGTAGGGCATCGCCTCTGAGCCGTCCGGGATGCTGTCATAGACAGGGACGGTCTGGCCACGGCTCAGGAGCTGATATAGCCCCTGCTGGACCTCGTTGAAAGGTATCCTACTTATCATGGTCTACCGCCTCCTTGACTGCTTTTTCCAGATCCGGGCGGACCGCGTCCATCGCAGGCTGCATAAAGGGATGCGCCGTACGCTGCGGGACGATAGCATGGGCCGCAAACCATCCGGCGGCCCCGGGATGCAGGGCCTTCCGCCGGACAGGTACCACGACAGCGCCGGCCGCGCCGAACTCGATGATGTGGGCGATATGGTCCATGGCCTTGACATAGCCCTGGAGCCCGTGCGGCGTCGGCCGGAATTCCTGTTTGATGCTGCTGGCCAGTTTCCCGGATTTCTTCGGCACGCGGGACACGGCTTCCTTGAAGACGCGGTCCGTCATATCGCGGACGACACCATCTAGGCGCTGCTGGGTGTCCTTATCGTACTTCGTGATGTCTCCCAGGGCCTTCTTGACCTCGGCCGTGACATTTGTCGTGACCCAAAAGGTTTTAGCCATTATGCATCACCGCCTGACAGGTCAGCGTAAGATTACGGACCCCGGAGTAATCGATGTGTAGGATCTTATACGTTGTACCTTGATAGCGCACGACGTCGGACAGCCCGACGGCCCGCTTGCGGATAGTGAAGCCCTGTGTAATCTGTGAGGCCGGACCGCCGCCGCTGTTGCCCTCTGTAAAATGGGGCTTAGCGATATAAGCCCAGACCTCGGTCTCTACAGGGTGCTTCTTATCGACATAGCGGCCGCCCTGGCCGTCATCCTTTTCCGGGTACGACAGGATAGTCACCCGGCGGTTCAGTGCGCCGGTGCGGGCTTCGCCATAGCTATTGGTCAGCATTCGCATCCGCCTCCGCTCTCACCTGCTGGCTCAGCCGCAGCTGATGGATGAAACTGTTGAGCATGAAGCCGTTGGTTTCGGACAGATTCGTAAGCAGGTCAGGCTGATCCATAAGCCGGGCGATGTAGTTCACCACCACCTGCTTATAGAGCGCGTTGCCGTAATCCCGTTCTACGCCGGCGTTCTCCAGATAGATTTCAGCCGCCGCCTGCAAGCTCTGTGCGTTCTCGAGCTCATCCGGAGAGTCGATGTGCAAAGCGCGCTGCAGCTCTGCGGCCGTCAGTGTTGCGTCAGCCATAACCTGTCACCCCCTTTCTAGGCCGTCGCTTTCCGTTTGATACGGAGGAAACCGTTGTAGACCGTGACGTTGCCGCCTGCGTAGACGTCGCCGCGGTTGCAAATCATACCTTCCTTGAACTTGTACTGGTCAGACTGGGCGACTTCGATATCGGCGAACGTTGCGATGGTGTAGTTCGAGAGGGAACCATAAGCCATGCAGTAGTCGGCCGTCTTCTTGGTAGAATCGGTCAGCTGGTTGCAAGCGCTGTTGATGACGTACGGTACGCCGTTGATGGTGCCCGTGTTGCCCTGGCTCTGGATGTCGTAGAACTTCTGTTTGGTGGAAGTACGTACGGATGCGAAGGCCAGCAGGTCGAGCTTGTTCAGGATGAGGACGGCTGCGTCTTCGACGTCTTCCTTGCCGCCATATTTAAAGATGATCTGGTCGAGGGTGGTATCATCGATACCGGCCAGGGTGAGGTCGGAAGCCGGGTCGATGGCCGTGGCCTTGTTAGAGAAAATGCCGACAAAGGAATTGGTGGCGCCGCTGCCGAGCAGGATTTCTTTCGTCATCTGCGCACGGATAGAGGTGCGGATGGCGTTCTGTACGTAGCCGGCGTAATTGGCGTTCGGCAGTTTAAGCATTTCGCGGGAGATTTCGCTATACGCGGTGATCTTCGATTTCGTCATGGCTGCCTTGCCAAAGGTGACGTCGGTATCGGCCGGCGTACTGCCTTCATTGGTATACGTGCCTTCGGGGATGTCGATACGATACGGTTCTTCATAGGATTCACCACCGTTGAGGTTGACGTGTCTGACACGGTCCACCAGGGACGATACGACGTTAAAGCCTTCGTTGATGACCGAGCTGTCAAAGGTCGGGACGATGATCGTCGGCGTCGACGTCAAGATGGAACGTTTTTCGTGCGGGAACAAGCCTTCGACCGCGAAGCGGACGACCGTGCCGCGCTGTTTGAGGTCCGCGCCGCGTTTTTCCATTTCCGCCTGGGCGTCCTGTGCGCGTTTATCCGTAGCTTCCGGCGCAGTGAAAGCACCTTTCGGGACGTCAGCGCGTTTTTCGGCTTCCTTGTTCACGGCGACAGTACGATCATCGACAGCAGGAGCTGCCGGAGCCGGTTCCGCCGGTTTAGCTCCTTCGACATGAGCGTCACGGTCTTCCTGGTCCGCTTTAGCGGCCTTCAGAATCTCGATGTTGCTGCGGAGAGTCTGCATTTCACGATAGATGGAACGGAGTTCGGCGACGTCTTCCGTCTTTTCGGTCTGTTCCATCAGGGCCTGCATACGCTTTTCAGCGTCGGCCAGCATTTTTGCATAATCCATTATTCTAAACCTCCTAAGATTTTGATTTTGAGTTTATAAGCATCACGCAATTCCGCATCGCTCTCCAGCGACGTCGCACGACTGTCCAGTCCTACTTTGGCCCGGGCACTCTCCAGTACCCGCTGCGCGCTCTCCAGCGCGTCGGCAGCCTGCCGGGCGTTGATGTCAGTATCTTCATAAGCGGGAAAGGTAACCGCGCTTATTTCGAATACTTTCGCAATTTTAAGGATATGCCGGGTCGGCATATCTGAGTCTAAATCGGTCCAGCGGTCTTCGTTGACCCGGAAACTATAGCTCATCCCGTCGATATCGCCGCGCTGGATGGCCGAATAAAGCTGACGGGCTTCCGGATTGTTGTCGGTATCGACGGACGCACTGAAAGCCAGACCGGCGTTGTCGACCGTGAGCGTCAGCGTACTGTTCCCGTTGTTGTTGCGGCTCCGCGCCAATGGAATCTTGCGGGAGTCGTGGTTGACGATGAATGGCACATCGGCCAGGTCACAGCCATCGAAAGCACCAGGCTCGATGACCTCGTTGAACCAGTCGCCGATAGCCGTCTGACGGCTGTATACCGCGGCGTGGCCATCGATGATGTGTTCATCCGGGTCGTTTTCGCCGCCGGAACGCGTTTCGGCTTTCAGGTTATCGAGGCCGAAAGACCGCCATTCCGAGGCGAGCTGTTTCAGGTCCTCAATTTTTTTCTTTTGATTGGGCATCCCCAGTATCCCCCTTCTTCTTGCTGTTCAAGTAAAGCTGATATTCATCAGCCTTATCCATGTTGACATAGTTCAGGCTCTGCAAGCGCCGGTCTCCGCCTTCAAAAGGTGGCATACCGAACATGGCGCCGACCTGGTTGAGCGTCAGGACGCCGGTATCGTGGGCGATTTTCGCCAGTTCGATTTTCCCGTTCGTCGACAGGTGCGACAGTTGATTGTAGTAGCAGCGAACCCGGTGGCCGACGTCCTGTTCCCGTGGCGTGAAGAGGGCCGCGGAGAAGGCCTGTTCGATTTCGACGATGGTCTCTTCGATGCAGGATTGATAAAAGGCGTCCTGCTGGTCACCGTTGTAATCGCCGGACAACACGGCCTCCGAGATACCGTACTTTTCCCGGACGTCTGACTTCAGGAAATTCAGCGTCGTTTCCGGGATGACCGGCACGGCGTTATCGATAGGCACGTATTCGCCGGTAAGGTCCATAGCGATGACGCCGCTCTTCGATACATGGATGCGGTCCTCGAAGTTCTCCATCGACTTTTGAAGTTCCCGCTGGCTAATGGCCGTTTTGTTGATGAGTACACCGCGGACGAGCAACGCGTTCGTGATGCTCTTCGCTACGCCCTGCTTCGCCGTATCGAGTACAGACAAGGTTTGCAGGGTATCGCGGTCGTCGGCCATGCCGAGGTCGTCGCCACCGCAAAGTATGGTGTTCGTCCCACGGCGCCAGCAAAGGTGGATGAGGTCGGTCAGCGGGACCGTATCGGTTGTCCCGTCGTGCCACCAAAATTTGACGTACCAGTCATTAGTACCCTCTATCGGCCCCATCTCGACACTGGCCGGGTTGAGCGGATAGATGGCGGTGTAATAGCGATGAGCGACGCCCTTCGTGTCGTAAACCTCCGTCCATTCCGGGAAAATCCAGCAGTGCCGGGTCTTCAGCTTGAGCCATTCCAGCGACTCCAGGAAATCCTTCGTCGTCTGGAGCGGATTCGGCTGGAACCGGAACAGCCGGGAGATGTCATCGTTCTGCGGCTGCACCTTGTCGCCAGTATCGACGACGGATACGATCTTGATTTTCCCCACTTCCTCCGCGATACGGTTGATGCAGTTGTTGACCAGGTCACTCAGATAGATGTCCCGGCCGAAGCGGTTCATGACGGCCTGGTTGCCGGTGTAGATACTGGTCATGAGCTGGTCATTCCGATGCGACTTGTATTTCGTTAGGATGTTCTGAAAGAATTTCAGCACCGGATGTCACCTCCTGGCCCCGGTTCCGGTAAAACCGATTTCTGATGTTCATGATATTCCGATTTGAAGCGCCCATACGCGGCATAGGCGATGATGAAGCCGAGGGCCCCATCGATACGGTTCTTCGACTGGCCGTACACCTTGACCGGCATCATCATGCCGAGGTTGTTGACCTTAAAGGCCGTATTGGCCAAGCACCATTTGTCAATCGGATTGTCGTTGTAGTTCAGCACCTTGCGGCGCAAATCGCTTTCCAGCGCTGACATGGGGTTCGATAAAGACAGATAGTCCATGATGATTCGTTCGAGAACTTCATCGCCGAAGTATTCGCCGATGTATTTCTTGAAGTCCTTGGCGTGCCAATTATCGTACCCGATTTTAAAGGGGATGACGTGATAGTCGTCATACAGCTTCAGGAACCAGTCCGCGACCATCTTCGCGTCGACTTCCGTGCCTGGGCAAATCGTGACCAGGCCCTCTCTGGCCCATTCCCGGTAATCTTTCTGTTCCGGGTTCAGGGCATCGCCGTTCTCGGTACCCAGGGCCTCGGCCTTGATTTCCGGCACGAAGTACATCGACAGCGTCTTTTTCTGCCGCGTCCATGGGTCGACGAAGAGCGCCTTGGCGCTGCAAAGGTCTGTCGTTTCCGCAAAGTCGAGGGAGCCGATGTAATACTGACCGTCGAGTTCCTCCGGCGCGAAGGTCCGCGGGTTCTCGATGGTAGCCGACTCCAGCCAGGCCGCGGCCGTGTTTTGCTTGATGTTGAAATCCTTGGCCAGCACGAAGGCCCGCGTCTTGCGGTTCGTCCGGGCTTCATCGACCATCTGACGCATGAAAGACCATTTCTTAATGGTACCCATGCCCGGATTGGCTTTATACCAGGACTGCTCATCCTGGAAAATCTCTTCCTCCGTATCCTGCTGATACAGGAAGATGAGCCAGCGCGGCATCTCAGCCTCTCCCGTCAGCACCTGTTTGGCCAGGGCCATACGTTCATCGAGGTAACCGCCGTCGGTAAAGCCTTCCGTCGTGATTTCGATGTAAAGCGGCTCATCCTGTGTGGACAGGGCCTGACGGATAGGCATGACCAGCGTGTTGTCCTGCATTTCATGGACTTCGTCGACGACGCCGATGGAGATGTTCTTCCCTTCCTTGGCGCTCTGCCGTGCCGACAGCTTCTTGATGGTCCCTTTGTTCTGCCGGCTGAATTTCCCGCGGGCGTGCTTCTGCTTCTGATTGCCCCAGAAGATTCCCTTCTGATTCTTATGTGTGCATCGAGCCAGTTTCGGCGATTCCTCACGCATGTCATTAGCGCACTGGAAAAGGATGTCGGACTGGTCAAAGTCGTTGGATCCATACAAGATGTTACCGCCCATCGGACCGCAAACCCATTCAGCAAGCGATGTGGCCGCCGCCAGCGGGCTGTTGTGCGTAGCCGTCATCCGGAGACCAGCTAGATACAGATGCGTCGGGTCGTCGATAGCGATGCATTTCGTCGGCACGGAGCCTATCGGTTGTATACTGACGATGCTTTTCGCTTTCATCCGTTCGGCCAGCTTCTTCTTAAGCCGCGACCGCTTCCGTTCTAACCGAAAGCACGGATTTTCCTGCGAGCAGTAGAACCGTGTGTAAAAGGCGTGATGTAATTTACCGTTCAGTTCGATGTCTTTTTCAATGATAGTGTGCTTGATACCCAAAGAGGAAAGCAACTCAGACACCTGCTTCGTGAGTGATTCGTCACGCTGACAGAATTCGCACTGCCCGGCTTTCGAGCAATAGCCGTCGCTGTCCATCAGGCCCTGGACCAGCGCCATGCGCTGGCCGAGAGAGCCCCGCAGGTATTCAGCCGGGATGATCTTATGGTTCAGCAGCCCCGTGGCGCGCAATTCCTTTTGCAGGCCGTCTAAGCACGCTCTTACGCACTGCCCCCGCTGTTCCTGGATACTTTTTACGGGATAACCGCAACGATCGAACTGCTGACTCAAAGCAGGCAGGTCCTTCTCGTGGCATGTTATCCGGGCGCTATCAGAGTCACCATTCCCCAGCCAGTAGCCGAGGATGTAAGGGTGGATGGGCAGTGCTTTATGTGATAACTTTAAGGGCCGCTGCATAGGCACTCGGTACCTATACCCGATACCCTTACCATCACATCGCTCATGCTTATAATTACGACTCAGTTCGGCCGTCGTACGGGTTACATAGACGCCTTTAGGCTTTTTCACCGTAACTGTCCACAAATGGCCAGAACCGGCTATGATGCGTTCCCCATCCTCAAAGGCCACCTCGTAGCAGTCATTATGCTGATAGACGGGAGACACAGCAAGGACCTTCACGGGACTGCCGCTTTGCGAAAGCACGGTATCGCCTGGCTGTAGCTTACCCATCGTCGTCCAACCGGACGGCGTAGGAATCGGCGTATCGAGTGCTAAATCCTTGCCATTCTTCCGGGCTTCTACCAGGAGCACATCTTGGTACTTGCGGACCCAGCGCTTGAGCTCTGCGTCGTAGATGTGCGGCGCGAAGATGGCTTCGATGATGGCTTTCTGGAAAAGCTCTAATTTAAAAGGCTTCCCTGCAAAGGGGGCCTGGCCGTGCCGCAGCTCGTGTTCGATGAACTGGATGCGCTTGTTCGACGCGTCGTAATCCATCTTCACGTCCGGGTCGGTCAGGTCGTGTGATAAACGGTCCAGCTCCAAGTGGATGTAACGGCCGGCGATGATTTCGCCGGACAGGATCTTATCACGATATTCAGCTATGTAGCTCATTCGTAATCATCCAATCCTAAATCATCGTCATCGACCGTCCGGCCGAGCACGGCCGCCAGCTTGAAAATGATGTTCGCATAACTGGCCCTTACTTTCGGGAGCAGTTTTGAAACAGGAAGTTCTTTCTGACGGGACGGGTTCACCGGGTCCACTTTGACCAGTCCGGAAGCGGCGGCAATCATATGCAGGCGGTTCAACTCCGTGCGAAGCCGCGCCGCTTCTACAATGGCGCCATCTAAAAGGGCCAGCTGGTTCTCGTCGACGCCGTCGAACAAACTTTTGATTCGTTCATATTCCTCTTCGATTGTCATATTCTCGCCTCCTCACACGGTATAAAAGCGTTTCTCGTTCCAGTATTTCCGATTTCAAAAATCTTCGCCGGAAAAGTCAAAATTTTGGTGCGGATGAAAAAAGGGTACTCGCCGCGGTTCGGCTTTTTCTTAAAATTTTTAAGCACCCGGGGGGCTATGCTTGATAATCGTCGAACCATCGTTCGATGTATCCCTCCCAGGCTTTCGCCAGGTTCCCGCGGCCCGCGCGGGCGTTGGCTTTACACTGCTCTTTCAGCAGGTCACAGAAGATGAGTTCGGCTCCGAGCTTCCGGGCCAACTCCTCACGCTCCAGCTTGAAGGGATAGCCGCCGACGATGTAGGCATCTCCCCATCGGCCAGCCCGGTGCTGTATCCGGTCCAGCAGTAAAGAGCGGACAGCGAACACGTCGCTCTTCAGCTGGTCCGGCTTATCGTACAAGCTGCATCCGGATACTGCGTAGAACAGCAGGTCCATGTCGACGATGAGGTCGCCGCGGTGCATCATCTGCCGGACCAAGGTCGACTTGCCACTGCACGGCGCGCCATACACCAGGTACACGTGATGCGTGCCCTGGCCATATCGCTTATGTGCCTTATTGTGGCAGTCGAAGCAGATGAGCTCGACGTTCGACGGATTCAAGGCGATGCTTGCGTCCGTCACTGTCTCCGGTGTCAGCTCTTGGATGTGATGCGCGATAAGCTTCGACGTGTCTGACATGTAGTCCCGATGGCAGACAGGACACACAGTGCCGCGCTCCTGTATCAGCGCCCGGCGCAAGGACCGCCAGGCCTCGGACTTATAGAACGCAGCGGCCCAAGGCTCAGCCATAGAAGTCCTTCATCTCCAGTTCCTTCTGCTTCATGGCCAGCACCTTGTCATCATAGGCTTTCTTGTGACGGTCCTTCGGATTCAACTGGAAGTAATCGGACAGCCACTGCAAAGCCTTCATCCGGTCAGCCAGCTTGATAGACACACCATCGCTGGTAGATTTGATTTCCTGCACCAGCTGGCCGTCGATGCTGTCTGAGTCTGCCGAGTGTACCTCACCGTCCTTGACTACGACGAACTGGTTGATGTTGGCAAAGGCGATACGCATATACATCTCGACGATATCACCACCATCCGCGAACAGGCTCTGCAAGCGAAGCTCCTTGAGGTACCGGATGTACTTGCTTACGATAGGCTTATGCAATAACTCGTAAGCCGTGTTACATGCGGCGAGACGCTTGCATCGATACGCCCGCTGGTAACTGGTAACGGCGTTGAAGCTATTGACGTAGTAGATGCAGAACAGCCGCTGTTTATCGGTCATCCCGTCCTGGAAATGCCGGTGCATCGACTCAGCCTGCCGCTGTGCTTCCTCGTCGGTGATGTCTTCGTCATCGAGTTTCGGGGCATCCGGCTCCGTCCACTCATAATTCCTGGCCTTTGCATCCGGGTCCTGTTTCTCCCATTGATCCCTAAACTTCCAGCGCTTGATGTCGTCGGCAGAGACGCCGACCTGCTGCGCGATGTCCTTGTTGCGTAACCGTCCGCCGCTGGCAAGCCAGATTTCATAGGCCCGCTTGCGTTTCGGGTTCCGGTCTTTATGTCGTCCCATGCTATCAACTCCTTCCGCTGGGAACAGAAAAGCCACCGGCACGAGGCTTGTGTCGATGGCTTTCCCTGTGTAATTTACTGATTTGAAAAATAAGGAGGTGTTTACCCGGTGAGCTCAGGCAATCAGAGATGAATGTGCTGACTTCTTGTCCCTTCTATTTCCAGTTTACATTATATCACCGGTCGTCAGTTCGCGCCACTCCGTTCGAGTTCGTCTTTGTCCGTTTTAGTTCGCAATTTCAAAATAGCGGCGTTTTTCGCGTAGATCACCTCGAAATGGGCCATCGCATCGCGCTTCAGCTCAAACAACTTAGTCTTTCCAACGCCGATATCGGCCATGACGTCGGCCCAACCGAAGCACCACACATAGTAGCCCATGAGGACGTCACGCTGGTCCGGATTCTCAATCTGTTCGATGAGGCTTGCGGCTTCATCCCTGCGGTCGATAAAGGAATCCCATTCTTCGTTGGCCCGACGGATGATATCGTCGAGCCTGGCGATCTTATCGGAGATGTCGAGCGGCTTGCCACCGGCCACGTGGCTGTTACTGTAGTCGATGGCCGACAAGCTGCATATGTCATCTTCCAGACGTTTCCGTTCGTGCTCCTTCACCCGCAGCCGTGCATCCAGGCGGCGGATGGTGTTCAAATACTCTTCGGCTTCGCTCAATTTCTCATCCCTCCTTCACGCTGTTTTTCAGCGCTTTCACGACGTACTGGTTCAAGGTCAGGCCGTCGTCGTTGGCGGCGCCCACTAGTTTCTCGCGCAGGCCCGACGGCAGGACTACGGACAGGGCGCATTTGAGCTGGTCCTCCAGTTCCGGCGTCGCGACGCGTTCCTTACCGAACAGTTTTTCGTACTTATCTTCGTCGAAGCCGCAGCCGATGAAGTGCTGCAGGTCTTCGAGGCGGATCGTACCGCCACCGACGCAGGCCGAGATGCCGCAGATCTTATCATAGGCTCTTTGGAGCCGGACGACGCCGAAGCCGAATTCGTCATGAAGCGCCATCAGCGTACAGGTCATCCAGAAATCAACGGAACGGTCCAGTGTCGACTTGATAAGCATCTTATCGTGCAGGTCCAGCTCTTTGCGGTTCACGGACCTACTCTTCAGTTGCAGCCGCCGGCCGACGTCGACAGACAAGCCGGACATGGGCGGTTTAACGGCCGCCCGTTTCATCTTCCTTAAAAGTCCCATTTTCTTCAGTTCCTTCTACACTATGTAACAGCATCGTGAGATATTCCGCGGCTTTGGCGACGTCTTTCACGGGAGTCCCTTTCTTGGGGTAGCGGTACAGATACTTGATGATGTTCCCCAGGTAATAGGCGTCTTCTCCTGAAAGGCCGCGCGTCATGATTCCGATGACTTCCTTACACTCAATGCCTTTCCACGTATAGTGGTCCGGCTTCTTAATGTCATGCAGCATCTTCGCGTCCATGCTTACACCCCTTTCCTAAAATCCTGCCACAACTGGCTCACCTGAATGCCGTGGTTGTGCTGATATTTTGTCGACCGGTATTCGTCATAGTCCGGGTCGATGTCGTGATAGTAAATCTGGCAGACCTCGACGTCCGGGTAGATGATCAGCGGCTGGACGACGAAGATCTCCAGCGTCCAATAGCCGCAGAAACCGACGTCGCCGAAGCCGGCCGTCACGTGGACGAACATACCCAGGCGCCCGATGGAAGACCGGCCTTCGATCATCGGTACGAAGCCATGCGTCTCCGTATACTCGTTCGTCCGGCCCAGATACAACGTGTCCGGCTTGAGTACGAGACCTTTTTCCGGGATGGTCAGCACGTGGGCTTTTTCTTCGCGCTTCATGTCCAGCGTTACGTCGTCGTAAGCCAGGAGTTCATGGTACAGCGTCAGATTGACGCTGTTCGGATTGACGTAGCGGCTGTCGAAGGGCTTGATGACGATGTTCCCCGATGCCATCTGCTGCCGGATGCGGTTCCCCGATAAAAGCATCAGCGGTGCCCCCCTTTCTTATCGCGTTGCTTGATGACCGAGACCGTGTAATTCTCGGCGTCGTTGACGGCATTCTTACTGTCGCGCCAATGGTATTTCTTATGCCGTGCGGCCCGTTCTTTCTCAAAGGCTTCCTTTTCGGCTTCCGTCATCTTATGTGTATGGACTTCACCGCTTTTGCAGTAGTCCGGGAAATCTTTCGGTTTTGTCATGGTTCCTCCTTATATCCGGCCCATCTTGTGGGCCATATAAATCCCGTAATCTATTTTCAGGCGGTTCGCTTCGCGGATGCCGTCCGCAAGGCTTCCCACTTTTACCGGCTTCGCAGGTTCCGGCTCCTCGTAAACGTGTCGATTCCGACGCCTTTTGCCGCTGCCGCGAAAGTGCGGCGGCCTCGGTACTCTAGGATAAAGTTTATGGAGCTCTTTAGCAAAATCGGTCATATTAACTCAACTCCTTTACCGTGATGCGGATGGCATCCAACATGGCCTGCTGGCCGGCTTCCTTCCGTTTCAGCGCCTGGGCGACGGCCTCATCGACGGTCCCTTTGGCGATCAGCTGATGGATAACGACGGTCTCTGTCTGGCCCTGGCGGCACAGCCGGGCGTTGGCCTGGAGATACTGCTCCAGGCTCCACGTGAGGCTGTACCACACGATGATATGGCCGCCCTGCTGTAGGTTCAGCCCGTAGCCGGCGCTGGCAGGATGCGCCAGCAGCATCGGGACGGTCCCCCGGTTCCAGGCCCGGAGGTCGTCGGCCGTCTTCAGCTCCCGGGCATGCTTAAAGGTCGAAAGCAGCCGTTCCAGCTCATGCTTATACTGATAAAAGACCAGTATCGGATGGCCGGCGTTGTCCTCGACGATTTCCTTCAGCCGCTGCAGTTTGGCGTCGTGTATGACGACAGCCCGGCCGTCTTCGTCGTAGATGGCGCCGCCGGACAGCTGCAAGAGCTTGTTCGACAGGGCCGCAGCGTTCGACGCCGTGATTTCTTCCCCGCCTATTTTCAAGACCTGCTCTTTCGCGAATTTCCGATAAAGCGCCATCTCCTTGTCCGACAGCTTGACAGGTATCGGGTTGATGATCTTCGGCACGTGGACCGTACCCTTCATCGACAGGCAGATGTCACCGATGCGACGATATATCTCTTTCTCGGCGTTCGGCCCGAGGATCTTATAACTGTAGACGATAGGGCCGTTGGTCTTGTCGGGCTTGAAATAGTTGTGGCGGTACGCCGTCAGCGTCCGTCCCAACCGTTCGCCGCCGTCTAATAAGTACAGCTGCGCCCACAGGTCCATGAGGTTGTTCGGTGACGGTGTCCCGGTCAAAAGAATCATCCGGGAAAAGCAGCTCCGGCACTTCCGAAGTGCCTTGAAGCGCTTCGCCTGGGGATTCTTGAAAGACGAAGATTCATCGAGTACCAGCATGTCGAAGGGTGGCTGATAGTGATACTGCTCCATGAGCCACACTGTATTTTCGCGGTTCGTGATGTAGATATCGGCATCGGCGGCCAGGGCATCCCGGCGCTGCCGCTCCGATCCAAGGACGGTCGAGACCGTCAGCTCCCTGAAGTTGTCCCATTTGGCCATCTCATCCTGCCAGGTACTCTCGGCGACCTTCTTTGGTGCGATGATGAGAACCTTGCCGAGCTCCAGGCGGTCATACAGGAGTTCGGCGATGACGCTCAGCGTCACGGCGGTCTTCCCGAGGCCCATCGGGAGGAACAGCCCGCAGCGCGGTGTCTCCAGGGCCTTGTCGAGGGCCGTCTGCTGATAATCATGCGGTGTGAACCACATCACGGCCGCCTTTTAAGGACGATATCGTCGATGAACCGCTTCGCGATGTCCTTATTGTCGATGACGTAGACGGAATGGCCGTAATTGCGTAATTTGGCAAAGACGCTCTGCTGGAGGGGCCGCGGCTGCTGTCCCGGCCGTTTCAGCTCGACGAAATACAGCGCCCCGTCCGGTGCGATGACGAGCCGGTCCGGCACGCCGGACTGGTTCGGGCTCACCAGTTTAAACGTCAGAATTTTATTTTTATGCGAAAGGGCTACGAGGTACCTTTCGACGTCTTTTTCGTTGATGTCCATTTGATATGTACAATCTCCTTCCCACGAATCGATAGCAGGTAGCCAAAGTAGCCAATTTTTTCCATTTAGCTTAAAAATAGGGAATTAGACAATGCATTTTGATACTATCTTATCAACAGAATTTTTACTAAAACTCCCTCGCGCGTCTATATACCCTTTTTATACTTTTATATAAATAATTGGCTACTTTGGCTACTTATTAGGGATAGGCGGCTTAGTGGTGCTGGTTCGCCGCGGTAGCCAATTCTAAAAATAATTGGCTACAATCGGCTACTTTGGCTACCTTTTTTACTTTCTGCTAATGATAATCATAAATTATTTGCATTTTTCATCAATCGCCGTGAGTAGCCAATCTGGCTACCTTCCGGCTACCGATTGGCTACCTCTGTTTTCTTGCGGATGTACGCTCTCTGTGCACCATAATTCTTGAATTTGACCTTCCCGTTTTTACTCTTTTTATACGGCGCCCAGCCAGGCATGTTTCTGAGGACCGTGTTCAATTCACGGGCTTTGGCGTTGGTGAAGTTGACCCGGTTGCCGCCGAGGCACTCACACCAAATCGCCATGGCACAGGTGCGTACCTGTAGGAATCGCCCGTCCGCAAGATCACCGGCCTCATCACCGTACTGGATGAAGTGTTGGCGCTCGGATACCGTCATCAGGTCCCAGTTCTTCGGGACCGGCATGTCGAGATATCCTTCGATGACGCCTTGGAGCTCGGAACCTTCGGTCTTCGCTTCCTGGACGTCGCGGGCCTGCCGTTCGATGTCGGGCGGAAGCAATAGGCTCGGGTTCTCCCGGTAGAGGCAGACCGCTTCGGCCCAGTACTGGTCCTTTTCGTCCTGCGTCATGTCCATCGGACCCCGTTCCGTGCCGCCCTGGCACTCGAGGATCCAGAATCGGCGGCCGCCCGTGCGGTCCCGGAGGCAGATATCGTCGTTCGTCGTCGCGAAGAATACGCACTGCCGTTTGAAAATCTCCGTGCGCCGCCCGTAGGCCACGCGGAACTTGTCCTCGGTCTTGCTGATGTAGGCCTTGATCTGGTCGGTGCCGGCGCGGTTGGTCGCCTGCATTTCTGACAGTTCTACGCCCCAGGACCCTTTCAGCCCTTCCATGGCGTCCTTTCCGGTGATGTCCCCGATGGAGTCGTTGACCCAGGGACCCATCATCTGACGGATGATCGTCGACTTGCCGATGCCCTGGGGACCCTGTAAGACCAGGACGTTGTCAAATTTACATCCTGGCTCATAAATGCGGCGAACCGCGGCTTTGGCGTGCGTGATGGTCAATGCGTGCGTGTACTCGGTGTCCTCGGCGCCGAGGAAATCGACGTAGAGCCGGCCGAGGCGCTCCGTGCCATCCCAGACGAGGCTGTCCAGGTATTCCCGCACCGGATGTATCGTGTTGATGTGCGTGACCTCGGCCAGGGCGTCGTCGATGACCTGCTTGCCGGTTATCTGATAGTACTGGCTCAGGTAATTGCGCAGACACGCATCGTCGGTGTCCGACCATATCGTGTTCTTGGCGTTCTTCCGCCACGGCAGGTCACCGGTGGCGACCGTGCGGCTCTGGAACTCGTCCCAGGCCGCAAGGCCTGCCAGCAGCGGGTCACGCATCAGGATCAGCTTGATGTTCCGGCTGTCCGACTCGTAGCCGCCGCGCTTGCCCGTGGCCGCCGTGAGCTCTTTCATCCAGCTCTTGTCGACCTTGGCGGGTTTGCCGTCTTCGTCGATCAATTTATCGTCCCAGAGGGCCTGCAGCTCCCGGGTCTTGTGCTGGTTGTAGTCTAAAAGGACTGCGTCGTCCGAGGCCGCCAGTTCCTGCATCGCCTTAAAGGACGGGCGCTTGTTGACCGGGCAGTCGGCCGCAACGTCCTCGTCCTGGACCCCGAAGAGCTGGAGCCGTACGAGGTCGAAGGCGTTGCAGTCGACGCCGCCCGCCGGGTCCGTGCCGTGATGGCTGTAGGCGAACTTATCGTCGTAGATGACGAGGCCGCCCGTCGTGGAGCCCAAGGCGTACGTGTAACGGTCCGGGTCCGCCGTCGGCTCATAGACGTCCGGGAGATATTTTTCGATGGCTTCCTGCACCGTGTAGACACGGCAGAAGGCGCCGATGAATCCGGGCTTTTCCGTGGGCTCGCCCTGCTTCTTGATGTCGCGCTTCCTGGCGATGTCCTCGGTCGCGCTCGTCGGCCAGGCCGTGCAGTCCGTCCAGTCGACGTAGGTGGCCAGCACATCCTGGACGCTCAGCAGCGTCCCTGGCTGGTTGTGGTACTCGTAGAGGCCGCCGCGCGGCTTCGAGGGCCAGTAGAAGAGCCGGCACACGTCGAACGTCGACGGGTCGAAGTGCTGCATGCCGATGTCGGACGCCAGCCGCCGTGCGATGGCCTGGTAGGCATCCGGTTCGGCATCCGTATCGAGGGGTATCAGGACGCGGTACCGCGGCGCCTCTGCCGTGTGGGAGTGCGTGGAGTATAAGACGTAGGCTCGGCCTGCAAGCACGCGTTCCAGGTCTTCCTTAAACGATTTAGCTGGCGTATCCGCATCTAGCGTCACCAGGGACCGGAACTTGACGCGGGACTGGAGACGCCGGCCGCCGTCGAGGTAGCCCCCGACGAAGCCGCCGACGTCCTTGGCCTGGTCCTTCTGCCCCTTCGTCATGTGCTGGTACTGCGCGGGGGTCTCGCCCGTCTCGGAGGCCGTCTCTAAGCGCTTCGCGAAATCCGACCAAAGGACTTCCTGGTTCTTCCAGAGCTTCGCCCAGCGGGAGGCCCCCGTCGCAATATGCAGTTTCCGGTCCCTACTAATAACAGAATCCATAAAAGTGCCTCCAATTAATCATCATCGTCAGTGTCGAAGCCCAGCAGGTCGCCGGGCTTCAGGCCGCGGCGGACGTAGCTGCATTCAAAAGCGATGGGGCAGTCGTCACAATCTGCGAGGGCCATACAATCTTGCTTGCCCTTTTCAAGTCCTGCTATGAGCGCTTGATTTTCATCGTTCATCCTATATACCTCCTTACCACGCGGCCGCTACCAGGACGTCAATCAGTACCGCCCAGAAGAGCAGGCTCCCGATGAAGACCATGACCAGCAGCGTCAGTAAGGCGGCGCCGCAGATCAGGAAGTAAGCTATGCGTATAAGCCAGGTTAACCACCTCATCTAATCACCGTCTTTCTTTGGGTCCGGTAGCGTCAGCCGCAGGGCATCGGCGAGATGCCGGATGCTCCGCTTTACAGCCGTGATGTGGAGCCAGGCGGAAAATGGCGAGGCGAAGCAGTTATCCAGGGCCCGGTTGCAGCTGTCTATCACGTCATCATCCCACGGTTTGCCCATGATGCTGCCATCGTAATCGACGAAATAGTAGACGTAACCGGCCACTTGCTCGAACGGCTTATCTGCATCCTGTACCATCCGGTGTACAGCTAACCGTACGCCCGTCTCTAAGTTGAAAGCATCGTTCGGGTGGCATTTCGCCTTACCCAGTATCTTGATATGGCCATCACGCTGAGCCCCGACCTTTACGAGGCCGTTGGCCTTGATCTTCACGGCGAGTTCCCCGTGTTTCACCAGGTCCTGGCTGTCGATACCTTCATCGGCCAGTGCCCGGTCGAGTACGTTTGTCAGATAGCTCTTGAATTCCGGGCTCAGCTGAAGACTGCCGTCGAATTTCGGCGGCTTAGGAGTCCGCTTACTGGTGATGTCCCTGAAAAAGCCGACGCCTGTTTTCACATCCAGTTTCGGGATAGGACAGGAGTTATATTTTTCTAAGTCTTCTCTTAACGGGCAATCCGGGCAGCGGTGCGTGGCACAATAAACCTTAACTGTGTTCAATGCTTTCACCGCTACGGCTCCGTTAACCGCTTCCTTGCTGTTATCAATCATGTTCTTTTCCTCCTTAAATAAGTCTTCTTTAATCAAGCACCGAATGGGTCTTCCAGGTTGGCCCCTTTCGTTTCCCTGTCCGGGTACGGGTCCAGCTCCGTCGGCGCGTAGTGGTCATGCCGCATCGCGCGGCAACGACTCTTTATGGCGCAGCCATCGCAAGATATTTCGATTCTATCACGCTGCTCACAGTACGCGATGAGCAGGTTGAAAATCAGTTTGGCTGTGGCTCCATTAATCAAGCGGCTCACCTTCTTTGTCAAATAACCGTAAATCGGTCAATGTGTAAAAGCCGGGTTTGTATTCCGGGTGCTTGTCGAGCCAGCGCACGAAGGCGTCGTCTAAGAATACGCCCAGATCCCGTAAGTCGGCGTGCGTGACGTCGTCGAGCCAGTCTTCGGCTCCACATTCATCACAGGCTGCGTCCTGTAAATATTCAAGGAGATCATCGGCGTAGTCCCCCGCCGCCGGGCGGAAGGTGTTCACCTTACCGACCATGATTGTATTCGCATCTTGCTTCTTGGCCTCTTCCATCCCCGCGATTAACGCGTCGTTTTCGTCGTCGAACCAGTCCTGGCAGCCGTAGTCTTCATCGTCGAGATAGAAGGACCATTTCCCGTTAGGTTTCATATGTGTTCCCTCCTTAGTCCAGCCCGTTCTGATTTTCTTTTAGCTCGGCATGCGTAATACGAGCATCGAGAACCCGGATATAGTTACTCATTACACTTGACTGCGAACTCATCAAATACCATTCTGTTTTGTCAAGCTGAGCGAAATGTATGCGTAAGAATTTCATCAATTTTTCCTGCTTATCAGCGAGCTCCTGTCGTTCCTTTTTCATCCGTTCGATATAATCTTTCATCGCTTTTCCTCCTTATTTCAGTTTGCTAATTTCTTCCAAGTATTTCACGACGTCGTCAACTTCCAGGTTCTCCAGGACGTCGCTTGTAATCGGCGTATCAAACGTGATATCCCAGTAACTAGGGTAAAGACGGTTTCGTTTGATTACCTCCAGTTTATACAGCCCTTGCGGGCCGCGGATGACTATACCCCCGTAGCCATTCCCAAAGTGGAATTCAGAGGCTTCCGCCCATTCGTTCCATGGCTCAAATCGTCCGAACTTCATGGCTTTACCCTCGCTTTCCACCGTTTGAGCGTGGCCCGGTCGCCGCCGTCTACGCCCAGCACAAAGCACAGATGATAAGCCGACGTGCCGCCGTCGTATCCCGTGCCTGCAAGAATCAGCAAGGATGCGATCTCGGCAAAGGTAAAGTGTGAGTTTGAGAAGTGCCTCATGTAATTCCCCATGACGCGTTCCGCCTTCTTGATGTCGAAACCCGTGGGGAAATACGGCCGCCCGTTGGCGTCGAAATAAATATCTCTTTCTACCATCTTTTTCAGCTCCTTTCCTTATCGGTTCGTGACCCATACGAGTTTTGATTTCGCCCGTGTGGCCGCCGTGTAGCGCCAGGCGGCGCGGAACTTCGGGTTCTGCGGGTCGGCCCAGGAATCGTCATACACGACGACGTAGGGCCACTCTGAGCCCTGGGCCGCGTGGCACGTGATAGTGTAGGCGTACTCGAATTTCTTGTATGCTAAACCCTTAAAAGTGGCATCGGGAGCGCACTCAGGCACGAAGTCGAACAGGGCCGGGGCGCTTCCGCGTAGCTTGACACGCTGTGAGGTCCCAGTCATGCCGTTGACCAGGCTCAGGACGCCCAGACTGGACGGCGTGCATTCGTTCCAGTCGTTTTTCTTGCGGACGACTTTCTCACCGTTCGTGAGTGGCATCCCGTCCAGGCCGTACAGCTGCCTTGCCCGCTTGTTGAAGGCGTCGCGGTTGCGGTTAGTCGCACAGATGAGTTGGCCGGCGTGGGTCAGGAGCGTCTCGAAGTGGCGTAAGAATTGATTCTTTTGCAGTACGACGAGGTCCGGCCCTGGGTCGATGTCCCCGGGAGCTGGCGCCCAGCCGTTGCGGAGCCGCTGCGCGAATGCCGGGATGCGGTTCCCGTCGCTTTGGCGCATGATTTCATCGAGCACGATGTCCGGGTCCATCAACAGGTCCGAATAATTGTCCCCGACCGGCGGAAGCTGGCCCGGGTCACCGATGGCCAGTACCGGGATCTGGAAGCTCAGGAGGTCGTGGGCGACTTCCGTGCCGACCATGGAAGCTTCGTCGACGACGATGAGCTTATACGGCAAGGACTCTTTCAAGTGCTTTACGATGTGTTTGCGTCCGGTGTGCGGGTCTATTTCGGTTTCGTAGTCATAGATAGCCGAGTGTATCGTCTGACCAGGCATGCCCTTCTGGCGCATGACGCAGGCGGCCTTGCCGGTGAAGGCACAGTATAGGGTGTTCTCGTCTGATTCGAGCGTCCTGGCAATCGTCGTGGCCACGGTCGTCTTCCCGGTGCCGGCGTAGCCGGCCATCTTGAAAACTTGCGTGTTCTGCGTAGCGTACCAGTCTGCGGCCCTATTCACAGCCAGCTGCTGTTTCTCGTTCAGCTGCATGTTCTCACCTCCTAATCTTTCTGGTAATATTTCGCCTCAAAGCCGTCGGCGTTCATGACCAGGCCTTTGTTCCAAGGCTCATTCTGACACATGATGCGGACGGCATCGTCCAGGCTGCCCTTGCCTACCGGCATCTCGAGGATGACTTCGTCGTGGATGTGGGCGCAGATCTTATAGTCTGCGTCGGTGAGGCGCTTCATCGCGGAGCAGAGGCAGTCGCGGGCGATAGCCTGGACACAATTATGTACGAGTCTTACACTTTTGGTTTTTGGGTCAAAGACCGCGAACCGGTGCCGCGGACCACAATTCAGGATGTCGAAAACGGGCATCGTATATTCGTTTTGGCGGTTACAATCGATTCTGCTGTGTTGCCCCCGGATTTCCTGATAGCCGAAGGGTGACGCGACGTTCTCCCAGGTAAGTCCATGAGCTTTGGCCCCCGGTGTCCATCCTTTCTTTGTAAGTATGAGATGTTCGGGCGTCATGTATAACCCGTCGATTTTAATACAATGCTGCACGCCTTTATCGATGACTCCTTCATGCTGTACATAGCTAACGCCATCCCAAATACGGATGTCTTTTGAAATGCAATCAATGAGTTCAATCGGGATGAGCCCGTGGTCCGTGAGCACTAACGTGCCTCCGGCCAGACAATTTTCAACCAGTTTACCGCCGTACGTTTCCAGCGCGCCCCAGCGCCCGGCTGTGGTCTTGCTTCCGCCCAGGCCGGTGTAGATGATAGCGTCGCTGCCAAAGCGGTTCTTACCCAGGTGCGGATGCAGGTACACGAGATGACGACCAGATGGGAGCTCGATGTAAAGCGCGTCGTCTTCGACGTGGAAGTGCAGGCCGTGCTGCTTGATGGTCGTCGGGATGCCGGACACGGCGTTCATCGCGGCGTTTTCCACGTCGGCCCAAAGTTTTACGATGTGCGGCGACGCTTCGCGCCACTTGCGTACGACGGTCTGGAGTTCGTCATCGGTGAGCCCCATTTTATCGGCGCCCATGGCTTTCAGCGCCCCAATGCCGCCGCCGTATCCACATGCCAGAACTGCTACCTTACCCTTCTGCCTCAAATGGGCATTCACCTTATGCTTTACGACCGGCACGCCAAACATGGCACTGGCCGTCGCGCAGTAGATGTCCTTTCCTTCCGCAAAGGCTTTCATTTCCCATTCTTCGCCGGCCAGCCAGGCGATGACCCTGGCTTCGATGGCCGAGAAGTCGGCCACGATGAAGCGCTTCCCAGGCGGGGCCTCCAGGGCTGTGCGGATGAGCTGGCTCAGAACGTCCTGGACGTCGTCGTAGCACAGCTCCATCGTGTCGATGTCACCATCGAGGACCATGCTGCGGGCCAGGTCGAGGTCCGGCATGGAGTTGCGCGGGAGGTTTTGCAGCTGTACGATGCGCCCGGCAAAGCGGCCGGTCCGGGCCGCTCCGTAAAACTGGAACATGCCGCGGATGCGGCTGTCCTGGCAGGCAGCCATGCGCATTGCGTCGTATTTCTTGATGCTCGATTTGCTGATTTTCTGCCGGATGCTGAGCATCTCCCGGACGTCGCCGGGGATGTCTTCAGCCAGCATGTCCGCGACAGCTGCTTTCGATAAGCTGTCGACGGTGCGGCCGAGTCTTTCTTCCAGCCAGCCTTTGACCTGCAGCGGGCTGTTCGGGTTGTCGAGGCCCGTGATTTCCATCGCCCGGGCCAGCAGTTTCTCCCGGTACTCGCCGGAGAGCCGGATGGCGTTGTCGACCAGCGTCTGGTTGACCATGATGCCGTTACGGTTGATCGCCTGGTCGATGAGCCAGTTCTCGTGCTCAAAGTCCGGCGGCCGGAGATTTACGAGTTTATCCCGGATGGCCCGTTCGACGACGACGTCCTGGCGGTTGTACTCTTTAAAGATTTCCCATTTGTCCGGCGCGTCTTTCGGGTAATTCCGGGTCCGGCCGCCGTTGGCTTTCGTCGGCTTACATGGCAGGCAGAAGTAGCGGATGAGCGCCTTGCCGCGCGTATCTTTCTGCCGGTCTTCATCAAAATGCATAGCCTTGGCCACAGCGGCCAGATGCGGCGGATACGAGTTATACAGCGAGAGGATGCGGTCGCACTCCCACTGTTCTTCCGGCAGGTCCGGGAAGTATTTTTTAAGACAGTTGATTTCAAAATTTGCATTGAACGCGGTCTTTATTACATTTTTGTCATACAGCGCCGATTTGACGTCGTCCGGGAGCGTTTCGCCCTGCGCCAGGTCGACGACCCGCACGGGGTCGTCGTCGAAGGCGTAGGCGAACAGCAGAATCTCGAAATCCGGTGCCTCTACGTATTTATAGACGCTGTATTTAATGTCGTTGCTGGAGTATGTCTCCAGGTCGATTGCGAGTGTCCGCATATCGTCAGCTCCTAACTTTTACAAGAATTCTTCAGCATCCTTGAGGTCCTTTTCGTCGATGAGGTCGTCATCCCAGGAGTCGCCAGTGACTACGATGCCGCTGAGCGGTTCGCCGTCCTTGATTTTTCGGATGGCGTTGAGGCCGACGCCGATGCCTTTCTTGCCGGCGTGATTGTAACAGAAGAGGTTGAGCATGAACTGGCAGTAGCAGCCGCTGTAGACGTCTTCCGGGTCCATGACTTCCGTGCGGTCCTTGTTGAAGACTTTCGGCTGACGTGTCGAAGACGCGTTGCAGAAGTACGTGTTCTGGTACGTCGGATCACCCGCTTTAGTTTCATCCGTGTCGCCGTCACGCAGCGGTTCATGCACGCCACGGTCGGTGCCGCCCCAGACACCGCGGGCTTCCGGGTCATTACGGAGTTTCGCGATGGCGTCCTGGAAGCGCTTGAGCGTCTTCGTATCGCTCTTCGGGATGATAATGGACGCCGTGTATTTCAGGTTCGTCGGGTCGTCCTGGTTCGGACGCGGTTCGAAAATATGTGCATAAGAAAGACGGGCTACGCCGGTCTGGATTGTGATGTTTTTCATGTTGGTATCCTCCTAAAAAGTGAACGTACTCCCACCTATAGAGGAGAGAGCTTCCTGCTTCAACGAGAACAGCGCCACTGACTCCAAAGAGTTGCGGCGGCTTACACTCTCTCCACAGGCGTAGATTCCCGTGCGACCCACGGTATTTCAGAACTGCAATTCATCTCACCACCTAAAGAGGCGGGAGACTTCTTGCAGAATCAGGTTAAAGTAAAGAATCGTCAAAAGCGTCGGCCGCTTTGGCCGTGATGTCGAGCGGTGGCCGCTTGTCGCTGAGCTCTACGAGCGTCGGCTTGCCGTCGGGCTTCTCGATGAGGCTGCCCAGGGCTTCGGCCAGGGACTTCTTGCCGACGAGCTTTTCGAGAGCGGTCAGCGTCTGGAGCTCCCGCGGCTTATAGACCGCGTCGGCGTCGTACCCTTTGTCGACAAGTGCCGCTGCGGCGGCGTCCGGGTCCGTGATGACGCGCTTGCCGCGTCCTTCTACAAGCTTCATGCCGGGCCAATCGTAGCCGTCGAGGGCCTTGCTCAGGGCGAAGTCCTCGATGTCCGTGAGCCAGCGCTTGATATCTTTTGCGGCTTGCAGGATGGCGACGGTCTCGAGGTCCGTCAGCGTCTGCTTCTTTCGGAGCGCCGTCTTTTCCGCCATGTACGCGGCCAGGGCCTTGCACCGCGGCCGGAACTTGCAGAACCGGCAGTGATCGCCGGCTTGGAAGTCGCCCTTGCCGTCATAGGCAAGCTTTGCGACAGGGAGGATGGAACGGCCCCAGTCGAGGAGCTTCCCCGCACCCAGGGTATCCGTCGAGACACTGTCCAGCCGGGGCTGGATGATGGTCATGTGGACGGTATCGAAGCCGTAAAGCATACCAAACTCCTCGATGGCGCCCAGGGCATACAGGCGCATCTGGGTGTTGCCCTCAGCCGACACCGGGACGCCCTTGCCGTATTTGAGGTCGCATATCTCTAACGATTTGTCGGAGACGATGACCATATCCCCCGTTCCGAAACCATCCGGAACGTACGTCGAGAAATCGAGACGGAATTCGACGTGCACGACGGCGTCGGGCGACGCTGCCTTGGCTGCATTGATTTTCTCGATGCAGACGTCGACGTAGCGCTGCACCGCTTCCTTCATCTCTTCGATGTCGCACTGCACTTCGGCCGGGCCACCGGCCAGATAGCCTTTCAGCGTCTTTTCGGCCAGGGCGTGGGCCTGCGTGCCCTCTTCAGCGTAGACGGACGTCGTTTCTGGCAGTTCGGCGTTGATCCGCGCCGACGGCGGACAGGCCAGCCAGCGCGACGAGCTGGAAGCGCTCAGGATTGCGTGGGTACCAGGCATGTCATTCGCCTCCCAGCAGTTCTAAGATGGCCGGCAGGAGTGGCCTCGTGACGTTGGTCACCTTGCAGGCCTTGACGTGATTTTCTTCGAGCCAGGATTTGAGCTTCTGCTTGTTGTCCGGCGATTTGTGCAGGAAGGCCGGGACGAGCTTGCGGATCCTCATGACTTCGTCCTCGGTCAGCTTGTCCGGGTCTTCCGCGGGCTTCGCCGCTTCCGGTTTGGCCGGCGCCGGGGCCGGCGTCTTTGCAGGCGCGGCCGTAGCGGTTTCTTTCGGGGTTTCCGCCACGGTGACGCCCGCAGGGTTGATGACGTCGCGCAGGCATTCACAGAGGCAGTCCAGGCTCTTCATGAGCGCCGGCGATTCGTCGAAGGTGATGTGTACATTGATGTCCATCAGTCTAGTTCTCCTTTCTCTACGCTGGTCAGGATGGCCAGCAAGTCAGCATAGGTTTCAGCAATAGGGATGCCCTGGCGGGTGGCGAAGTCATATTCCGTCTGACAGCCAAGGCTGCTTTCCCAGTCGCCGGTCATAAAGACCACGTCACATCGCGATTCCAGCTCTAAGAGAAGCCGCAGGTCGCGGCCGTAGTGGTCCGGGTCATAGGGCCGGCAGGTGACGCTGAGCGCCGGCACGAAGAGAGCTTCCGGGAGCTGGCGGGCGTAGGATTTGCAGATCTCCCGGACCCGGGTAACGTTGGCGGCATCGCCGCCGAAAGGATGTGATACATAGATGATCGGTCTCATACTTCAGATTCTCCTTTGGTAAATTTCCAGGCCATGTACTGGCCATAGGATAAGCCCCGCGCACGGGCTTCTTCGATGCACAGTGCCAGGTGGCTCTTCGTTTTACGCCGCCGCTTTGGCACTGCGTCCGGGCTTGGTTGTTTCCGGGGATGGTAGCGGCATTCTATTGAGCTTACGCGGTGCGAATGTTTGTGCCCGCAGGCCATGGCGCCGTAGCCGTTCTTTTTCAGCGGCTTGCCGCAGTATACGCAGGTGTCGGTGTGCTGTTGCTTTTTAAACAACATGTACCGGTCGTGTACCTTCGCCCGGCAGTCCGGGCATTCGTGCAGCGGCCCGACCCGGTACGCGTGCTCGGTGTACGTTTTCCCGCAAAGGGAGCAGGTCAGTGTCATCATTTTTTTCATGGCTTCCGCCTCCAGTTCCGCTGGTTATCCCATTGCTTATACTTTTTCCGTGAGTAACGTTTACAGAGCAGTTTCGCGACCAGGATGCCGGACTTCGTCTTTTCCGGGTCGTCGCTATAAAGGTGCCGCTGGCACATCCGGGCGTGTACGCCCCGGGGCAGCAATATCAGATTGTCTAAGCTGCAGTTCGTCTTGTCCCCATCCAGGAAGGCGAGAACGTGGCTTGGTGGTATCGGGCCGTGCGCTTGTTCCCACACCCAGCGGTGTTTATAGGTCATCTTGCGGGCGCCCGGCGGCTTGAAGTGGACGAACCCGTCCTGATCGATGGACTCGTAGCCAGCAGGCTTCGTATTCCACGACCTTTGACCCTTCTTGAACTGCGTGGCTTCGCCGCCGATATGGAGCCCTTTCATGCCTTTGCTCCAGGGCACATTTCCTTTCGGGTACTGCCCGGTAAGTCCGGAGTTCATCCGCCACCGGCTGCGCATGTTCTTGACCTGGCCGAGCGTCAGATGGACGCCGAACTTATCGAGCACCTGCTTCTGCTGGTCCATATAAGTCAGTCCCTGGCAGTGGTCCTTGAGCCAATGATACTGCTCTTTCGACAGCAGCGGGACACCGACGCCGGTCTTGAGGCCCAGATGGTATAAGTAATACGACACCCGGGACGGCTTTATGGTGTAGCCGAAGCGCTGAGTCATCTCCGCGGCGAGGTCCTTGGGTCTGCGGCCTTTATAGTTGGCTTGCAGCCACTGGGCCTCGGCGCTGCCTTTGCGCCAGATCTTAGTCATCGTCGTCATCCCCCGTCATGAGCATCTTCGGCGCCTCGGAGTCTTTGCGGTACATGCCGTCGCTCCGGGCCAGGGCGGCCTTGAGTACCAGGTTGCCCGTCGCGATGATGGACTGGCTGACGTCGATGACGGCGTCGGTCTTGCGGATTTCCGCATCAAGGTCTTCCCCTTTGAGGTCCGGGTCATCAAGGGCCCGGAGCCGGGCGAAGAGGATGTCGTTGAGTTCGCCTAAGTCGTTCCGGTTCTTCATCTCGTCGCCCTCCCATCCTTGATGAGCAGCCACTGTCCGGGATAGATATCCTGATCAGCGCGGAGAATGTTCGTCTTCATGATGTCTGTATAGGCGTCGCGGATGTCCACATCGTCTTCGCGGTACTTGTCAGCGATATCCCAGAGCGTGTCCCCAGGTTCAACGACGTAATACGTGAGCTTGACGTCGGGGCTGGCCATGGCCTGCCAGCCGGCGTATCCGATGCCGAGGCAGAGGGCCGCGGCAAAACCCAGGGCCAAAATTTTTTTATGTGTTCGCATGATTTTCAGCTCCTTCCAGTACGGCCAGTAGGTCCTGGCCGTCGTAGCGTCGTAAGAATTCGTTCAGCGTGACCTTGCGGACACGCTTGTAATTGCCGAACCGCAGCGTTGTCAGCAGGCCCGACCGGACAAGCCGGGCGACATTGGTCGGCGACGTCTTGAGCCGGGCCGACACTTCATCGAGCGACAGCAGGCGGTCTGCGTCGTCTAGGATGATCCGTTCCTTGTTCACGTTCCTTCAGCTCCTTCATGATCTTTCAGATATGCCCGCAAAGCCTTGGACAGATGGCAGCGCTTTTTCTTCGGCCGTTTCGGCGGCTGGTAGCGGACCAGCTGGCACGGCGCACCGCCCATACAGTCCCGATGGGCGGGCCGGTACTTCCCGTCATGGAAGACGTGGAGATACCAGCCGCCTACGATGACCTTGTGGCATAAACAGCATTTCATTCGTCTTCCCCTTGGGCGAGATGGCCGACGAATTGCTTGAGGTCAGTTTTCATGACGGGTATCCCCCTTTCGACGGAGCTCGATAATCTGGTCATCCAAGGCGTGACTGGCGTCGTCCAGCATCTCACGCAGGCTGGCGACGAAAATCAGCCGCGAGACCGGTGACGCCTTTGTATCCGTCGCGATACGATACAACGCTCCGCCCATCGCTCTCAGGATGCCTTCGCTCGGTCCGTGGAGCGAAATAAAAGCTTTTGGTTTCGGGTCGCCCTTCGGTTGGTATTTCCCAGAGAGAAAGTAATCCACACCGTTGCGGGTCATGATGTCCCGTAAATTCTCGGCGGCCTGCCGGATTTCGATTTCGTCCGGTTCCGTGTTGCGGTCCTTCTTTTCGGCCGCGGCATCGTCGATGATGCCCTGCACTTCGTCAATGAGTCTTTTTGTTTCTTCCTTCATTTTCTTCAGCTCCTTTTAAATTACATGATCCAATCCTTGGCCTGCCGCAGGATGTCGTAGATCATCGCCGGGACGTTGTCCAAAGCGATGTTCACGTCGCGGGTGCTGTGACTTTCGAGGTCCGTCACATTAACGGTGTTGCCGTCGTCACTCAGACGGAAGGAGAACCACTTATCGTCGACGCCCAGGGCCAGCTCTAAGAAATGTAACGCTTTCTGCTTCTTAACTCTTTCTTCCATCTCAGTCATCCCCTTTCTCCAGCAGGTCGCGGAGCATCGGGATGACCTTCGGGGACCAGAGCAGCTGATAGCCGCTGTGGCCGCTGCTGGCAGTGTACGGCATCGCTTCGCTGAGCTTCTTCCCTTCTCCCGTCGCGTGCCAGTGGCCGCCGACGCTTTCCTGGAGGCCGAGTTCCTTGAGCAGCGAGTTGACGCGCTGCGGATTCGGGTTGCCTTTGTTCGTCAGGACATTGAGCTCAGCGGCAATTTTCGTCGGCGTCAGGAAAGCGGGGTTCGCTTCCGGCGGCACGAGCTTCTTGAGCGGCTCCGTATCGATGCCGTAAGCTTCGCCGACCATCTGCATCGAAGCCGTCATGGCGATGCCTTTCTTGACGTGGAAGACCTGGGCGATGGTATCCGCGGTATCGCCGATATCCTTGACGGCGGTCTTGATCATCCTCGTCCGGTAGTGCGGGTTCGGGGTGATCTTTGGGACGGCATACTTGCCGGTCTTTCGTATCGTCGGCAAGACGTCCGACGTGACCCAGTGCTTGAATTTTTTGGCTGTCGGCAGTTTACTGGAGAGCACCAGGCTATATAAGCCTGATTCGTTGATTAAGGTTGGATACTGCTTGCGACCTAAAGAATCTGTGATAGATGGGGTAACGTTTTGGACCCCCATCTTTTTGTCATCATTGTCGACGTGATCTCTAATCGCTTTCGTTGCATTTTCATACCCAAGTGCCGTTGCTATATCTTTGCCAACGAACCAAGGGGTTCCACTTAAGACCAAGGTCCGCACTTGTCCGAATTCGGCATTGTTGAAACTCTGTAAATCGTTCATATCACACCTACTCCTTTTTACAATATCGTTGATTTTAAATCAACACTACGGTTAAAAAAAATAGCATCTCTTTCAAGCGGAGTCAAATTAAGCAACCTCGTTAAGATTTCGATTTCGCTGGCTTTAAACTCTGTCAAATTGTGCACTTTCTTGTAAAAGCCCATAGTAGATAGTCTAAGCTGCTCCGCTAAAAACTTTCGTGTCAATCCTGACCGAGCAATGGCCATTTCAAGCTTTGTCGTGTCCGTCAATCAAGTCACCTCCTTTTTGTTGATTTCAAATCACATCATCATTATAGCCTGTTGTTGATTATATGTCAACACTTAAATTTAATAACATAAATAAAAGTTGATTTTTAATAAACATAGTGGTATTCTATAGATAAGAGTTTTATATACTATAATTTAAGGGGACTTGATTATGGAATTGTATAAAAGAATAAAACAAAGACGCGAAGAATTAGGAATATCACAGGAAGAATTAGCTAAAATGTTAGGCTATAAATCTAGATCTACGATAGCTAAAATCGAAAAAGGTGAAAATGATATCACCCAATCTAAAATAGCATCGTTCGCAGAAGCCCTAAAAACCACGCCTAGCTACTTGATGGGCTGGGATGACGGAGATAAAAAAGAAAACGAAACGGGGGTGCTTGAAGCAAAAGAAGAAATACCAGTTCTCGACGACCCAGATATTCGCATTTTGGCTCGGAACAGTCAATTAACCAAGGATCCGGCAAAGCAACAATTATTGAAAAGCGTAATTAAAGCTATGTTGGAGGACACAAAGAATGAAAAATAAGATTCCGGATAGACCCCGTTTTTCAGCCGTTTCACAGTGTGCCTGGGAAGTCATAAAGCATTTTGGCTTCCATCACTACCCGATTGACGTAAGTGCTATATACAAGGCGTCGCCCATTGTGGTGAGTACGTATCAACATTTTGCTGCCAGAGCTGGATTAACACTCGATAAGTATATAGATGTAGTAGGCGCTAAAGATGGTTTTTCCATTTATGACAAGAATAAAAATAAATATGTCGTAGCTTTCAATACTCAGAATATGACAAAACGCCGTATCCGGTGGACGTTAGCTCATGAATTAGGTCATATAGTGCTAAACCATTTCGACGAATTCGAGGATACACGACTCTCGCAGACTGGGCTTACTGAAGAAGAATACGGGGTTCTGGATGTCGAAGCCAACGTTTTTGCGTCTGAGTTGTTATGTTCACCAGCAATGGTTGGCCTGCTACCGGAACGCGAACGTAATACCGATTACATCAGCAACTTGTTTTTCATATCCAAGCAGGCTGCTGAGAAAGCTATTGAACAATGGATGGAGCATCAATGGCTTCATAAAAAGCATGCAGCCTTTTTTGAACAACAGTTTTCATCATATCTGTATGGCGGACACGAATCCGCTTAATCGAATCGAGGTGTTCTCAGAATGAATGTAAAACGGACGATTGTGACAATACTGATACTGATAACTATGGCCGGCGCCGCTTCCGCGGCAGAGCCATCGTGGTACTGGCTATGCAGTGATGCGACATCAACAACGTATTTAGATAACAACCATGTGTACAAGAATGACGATTGCGCTATCGTGTGGACTCGGACCAATTTCCAGTCTGGGGCGATGGCCGGGGACGTCGTTTACATGGAATGGCACGCAACGCGCGCCGGTGAGATTTCGTACATCTACGGTCATGGCCATAAAGCAAATGGCCGCCTTACACGGCACTACCCAGGCGCATATTATTGGAATAAAGCGGTATCAAGCGCGCCGAATTTCAAGAAACTCTATAATCTGATTTGGCCCGCCTAGAGATAACAGAAAGAAGGGATTCAT